TGCATCTAACACTACTGCACCTGTTTGAGTATTTACACTATCTACGGGGGCTGCTGGGGCTGTTGTTAGATACCCAGCATCATTGGTTAAAGTGGAAACATTGTCCCCGCTTTGAATTGCCGTGTCTGCCTTGCCTCCTTGAATTGAAGTTGCAAAATCTCCCGTGTTAGAAGTTGCTGCAGAGCCTAGCCCTAATTCTGATCTTGCGGCTGCATCATCCGCAGACTGCATGAAGTCATCTATGTCTTGTGATACTGGTAAATCTGGCATTGTCTTGTATTGTTAGATTGTTAGGGTTGTGGTCTTAAATAGTTACTTAGATCTGGTCTAATGTATTTGAATCCGTCTGGTCTTAGGTAGTATTCAAGCGCAAGTTCTAACTGGCTAACAAATGAAACCCCTATTTTGTAAATTACATTAGTTCCCGCTGGAGAAAGTTTGCTAACTCCATAAGCTTTCCATACTTCATTATTAAAGTTCAATTTGTCATTAATTTCTGGAACAAAGTTAGAATTTAAAGTTGAAAGTAAAACGCTCTTTGTCTTTCCTTTTATTTTTTCTTCTTCAAGTGCTGAATCATAACTTGATGCTGATTTAGAAAATACAGCCCCATTGAGAACTTGCGTTGTGCTATCGGTAACTATTGTTTCCGCTGTGACAGGATCATAAGATGCTATCTCTCTAACAACTGTAATTTTTTGCCCTTTATCTTTTAAAAGAACATCCGCTGTATTTGCTAGACCTGTATAAAAATCAGCCATTAAATTCTGATAGATGAAAGTTGACCAAAGCCGCTACGCACCAAATCTTTTAGCAATGAATTAACTTTTGTGAAAGTTGGTCTTGCTACGTTAATTCCTTTTTCTGCATATTGCACTTCGATTACATCAACCTTTTCTTTGATAACTTCTCTTCCATCTCCTGTAGGCTGTAAGTCAAAGCTGTTAGCCTCAAAAGCTAACTGGCTTTGCGCTTGCTTTAATTTATAAGGTATTTGTGAGTCTGAAAAAAGTATCCCTTGGATATACAAATTTGATCTAGGGAAAGAAGCATCTTGGGGAGGGTTTGCATATTCTCCATTGTAATCTAACGATTCTAAATAATCGAAAGCCTTAATTATTAGAACTTCTAAATCCGCATCCGCTGTAGGAAGGATCAAGCTTCTAAGTTCTGCATAGGTTCTTGCCTCTGCCAGTGTTATGTAACTGTTAGCACCGCTAACTATTGTGCCATCTTCAATAATTAAAGCCATTTTTTATGTTAGATTTTTTTGCGTCTTTTCTTAGACGTAGTGATTACAGGGTGTGCTTGATTTTTCATGCCCTTTTGAATCTCTGCAAAGCTAACTCTAGCACCCGCAATGTTTCCATCTTTATTGACAGTTGGCTCGGATGATTTAGCTGCTTTCTTAGTTGCTTTCTTTGCTTTCTTTTTAGGAGCTTCCTGCTTGTCGCTAGGAGTCCACATTGTTTTTTTATCTGCCATGTTTTTGTTTTGTTAGATTTTAATTAAGAGGGTGGAAGGTATAGTTATTATACCCCCCACCCCTTAATGAATTTAATTACCCGTTAGTTACGAGGAAAGCCAAAGGAATTGACTTACGATCAAATACCCGTGTCCAGTTAGTTGCATCACGCAATTCTGCTAGAGTTGGAGACTCACTAGCTACAGCGGTAGAAGTGAAGTTGTATCCGCTCGGATGAATCAACCAAGTATTACGCTCCCAAAGAGTTTCAAGACCAGAGCCAACACCTTTCGCTGGATCACGATCTACCTCAACTGGCACGTTAGGCGTTCCCATTCCGTAACCAATAGCACCCTCGCCGAAAAGCATAGTGGTGTATTTGAATCCAGAAGTTCCCCCAGCGATTACAGGCATAGAGTCATCAACTACAACACGCTTGCCAAGATAGGAAGGAATGTTGAGAGTTCCTGTAGAATCAGCTACAAAGTCGATGTCATCAAGATTGACGAGACGCTTATAAACTGCAGAGTGAAGTGCAATAACTCCAGTATTCCCGAAAGAATCACCAAGGGTAAATGCGGCTTCAACTACGGCACTACGTCCGATGAGGTTAGCGGCAGTTGCGTTAGCTCCGTCTTCAATGGCAATATCATTTACCATGTCAGAGCTGTTAGCTGCTACGTTACCAGCTTGGACACCTTCAGCACAAGCAAGAAGGCGTTTCTGCCAAGAGCGCATCCAATAGCGATCAGTGCGGTCACGAATCCTGCGCATAGGATCAGAGCCAGCGATTTCGCCAACAAGATCTTTAGTTGCCCATCCGTTATTTAGATAAGCTACACGGGCGGTCTGTTTGCCAGAGGTGAGCTTGTAAGGAGTTGCATCGTTGTCTGTAGTATCACCAATGTTAGGTTCATCAGTTGAAAGATCATTCCAATGTGGAATTTCTACAACATTGCCTCCGCTGTTAGCCTGTTGACCAAGAACGGGGTTGGTTACTGCAATGCCGCCTTCTACGAAAGCGGTTTTTTCGGGGCTATCATTTGCCACGTAGTCAAGATAGACTTCTGGAATGATAGCATCAGAGAGTTGGGTGTTAGCCATAATATTTTAATATGTTAGTTTGTTAAGTTGTTAGATTTTAAACAGAAGTTGTCTGTTCTGAATCACGAAGTTTGCGATAGTCCTCTGGAGATTCTTTGAAAAGTTTTACCCTTTCGCCCTCCGACATTTCGCTTAATTTCTTAGAAGCACCGCTTCCGTTTCCGCTACCACTTGCACCGCTCCCTGTAGCATTACTCCCCACTATAATAGAGGAAAATTTTTCATTGGCAATAAATTCTTTTTTGAGTTCCTCCACTGTTAGAGCAGATGGTTTGCCGTCTTTATCTAAAACCCTAGTAATTGCTTTTCCGTCTACTACTTCAGTTGTTAGTCTAGCAGAAATAGCCCCGCTCATTAGATCTGGAACTGTAGAGATTTCGTTAGCAAGCTTTGTAGCTACGTTGTCTACGAGCATAGAGCGCAAAGAACCTTCCGATTCTGTTAGCCTTTGCTTGTATTCCGTTTCTGTCTTTTCAAGCTTCTCCTTATAGCTTCGCTCTAGTGCGTCTACGTCATCTTTGCTGACTGCACCTTTATGAAGGTTAATAATCTCATCTTCTTTTTCTGTTAGCTTTTCTTTTGCAATCTTTAATTCAGCCTCTACTTTTTGCCGCCTTTCTTTCTCATGCTCTTTAGCTCTTTTCAAAGCTCCTGTATCTTCCAGCCCTTCAACTGTTAGATTATATTTGTCTCCATCTTTTTGATACTCTGATTTGATTGCCTCATCTAAAGACTCAAATTCTTCTTCCGTTATTTTTGCTTTCATTTGTTTGTTTTGTTTGTTTGTTTGTTTTGCGCCTAAAATTAGGCATAGATTATGCTTTCATTTAATGAGATTACGTGTATAAAATGAATCTGAAATTGATTTTAGATATGATTACTACCGAAAAAATGCAGAAGATAATGGTTGATATTACTTTAGGTAAGAAGCCAAAAGGCAGAACAAAAGAAGAAAAGGATTTCATTAAAGAAGTTACTGGGGATATCGGATACATAGAAAAAAAAGGGGGCATTGTTGAAATTCCCTCGGAGCATCCGCTACCAGAGTAGTTAGGCTTTGCTTAAAAACCTTTCCCATAAATCCTTTCTAAAGATTGTTGTTTTTCCGTCTTTGCTAGACATAACTTTTATTGTTTTCCCTTGGGTGTTAGTATCCCAAAGATTAACCTCATCGAATAAATTATTTTCTAAAGCCTCTGGTAATATTTTGGAAATGTTAGAATGGGTATTACTAACAAAACTATTTGGGACCATTCTTCCTGTCTTTCTAAACCTAGCTTCATTTCTTCTGATTGCTTCCGCTGTATCTACTGTTACATAATCAGCCACAACTTTTTGCCCACTAGACCTCATCACTTTAACTTTCTTTGCAAGTTTTTCATATGATGAATCCCCAGTTCCATCTAAAAAAAGATTTCTGTTTTGTTCCGCTGCTTTTTTCATTATCCGCTTTCCTAACAGAGAGCTTTCATCATGAGCAAAAGCCGCTGCTTTGAAGTCATCAAAATCAACTTTTAGATTATATTCTGGCAGGAATTTTTTGATTTCATCAGTATCTATTTTTACAATGTTTTTAGGCAGTTTGATTTTTCCTGTATTCGTTAAAACACTTTTGCCAGATGCTGGACCTCCCCCCGTCATTCTAGCAACTGGATTAGCAATAGGTTTTGAGCCAGAAAAAAAGCTTTCTACGATATCATCATGAAGGGCTTGCCTTTCTGGAGTTAGGTTGCCTTTTTTATCCATGAATCTGCCAAGAGAAGTTTTAGAGTTAGGGTTTATTCTAGGATACTCTTTATCTAACAGCTTTTGTGCCGCCCCTTGTTTGCCCCCTAAAACCATTGATCTTTTTCTCTGCATCTGATCTAATGTTAGAGGCTTAAAGTTCTTATCTAAATTCAGCTTTGCAAACTCTTTAGCTTTTAACCTTCCATCATTAAGCCATTCAGTTTTTTTCCTGCCTATTGCCGCCCTCTGAAATGGTTTGGGTTGTGTTTTAAGCCAATCATAATAAGTCTGATTAGCTGGCACTGATCCGCTTAAACTGGATCTAGTTGCCCCCTCATCTAACGCATCTAATCCAAGCTCACTTTTAACGACAAAGTTAATAGTTGATCTGCAGCCAATATGGATTGGGGGAAGTGGATTGCCCTTGCCAACTTCAAATTCTTGCCCGTCTAAGCTTCTGCATTGCTGGGTTGTCCTCCCGTCTAGGGTTGCTCTCCATTTGTATTTTTCTATTATGTCTTTATTGCGCTCCCATGTTTTTAATCTGGCAGTAGTGCTAACGTGCTGAACCGAAGTTCTAATTACAGCCTCCGCTTGTCTAGTTCTCAAATTTGTTAGCCCGTCTTTAAAGTTGTTAGCTTTTGTGCCTCTTAGCCTTTGCGTCATTTGGCTTAATGTT